CAGCGGAGGAGCAGCTCAGCCCCCGCAACGCCCGAGCCGCGCTCAAGCGCGCCGCGAGCCTCCTCGCGGCGAGGGCGGCTGCAGCTCGAATCAGAGGCGCGGACGAAGCCGGCGCGAAGGCCGAGCTAGGCGAACTCGGCCTCCAGCTCATCGCGGTCAAGTGGCACACGTGGGAGCACTTCGGGAAGCAATACGCACGCGTCTATCACCGCCCGAACGAGACTGCGTTCATGGCTCAGCTTCGCGACGCGATCGTAGGGGAGGCTGAGGCCCGCGGTCTGACGGCAGCAGATCTGCGCCCCCCGACGCCGCCTGCGACCGCTGACCCGCAGCGGCGAACAATTGGAGGGACAGCGTGATCGACTTTATCCGGGAGGAAGGCGTGAAGTTCGTTCGAGTTCAAACGCTGGAAATCGTTGAGCACGAGCGCTTGCCCCAAAGGCGCTACAAAGTCGACCTTGCGAACTTCGTCGCGAACGCAAGATGCATCGAGCCGCTAGAGTTGCTTGAATCGAGCAGGGCGACTCTTGAGCGGCGCGACGCATGGATCAACATGCGCCAAGTGACGATGGCTCGGTCCGCGTCTGCTCGCGCGCGCCAGCTTGGCATCGGTGCAGAGATCTACCTCACGGGCCTTGCGCGCGAGGACTATCGACTCCTTGTGGCCGAATCGCTTGAGGATATCTGGAACCTTCACCGTGCCAGTGGGGAGGCACCAGCATGACAGTGCAACTCTTCACGCTCCTCATCGTTCTCGTCGCGGTCGGCTTCGGATCGCTAGTGATCGGCTTTCGCGCCGCGCGTTGGGAGATGCGCCAGGCCGCCGAGCTCGGCACGCCGGTGTTCGACCGCGGCCGGCTGTACCACGTGCAAGCGGCCGACCCGCCGCCGCCGCGCAAGCGCGACAGGCGCCTGCTGCGCGTCATCCGCGCGCCAAACGGGACGGTTCTGTGACGAACGACGAAATCGACCGGCGCCTGAAGGCGCTCGCGCTCGCGATTCCTGAGTACGCGCACAAGCTCATGGCGCGGGGCGTAGACCCCGTCGCTCGCGAGCTCGAGCTGCTGAACATGAACCTCATGGGTGTGTCTGCGATGCTGGGAGAGATCGCTAAACGTTTGCCGGAGCCAGGGAGGCCCCAATGACCGAGCGACCGAAGCCATGTCCATGCTGTCAATGCCGCATCGTTACCGCGTACGCCGAGGGCGACACGCCGCGCCTTCTCGGTTTGACGTGCGACGCTTGCGGGCTGCGCACACTGCCGTACTCCGATCCCGGGCGGGCGCTCGCGGTCTGGAACCGGCGCGAGCCCCGCCGCCCGCGCACCGTCGTCCGCGCAACGCAGGAGGCCACCCAATGATCGACGCCTCAAGGGGGAAGGTCATCGACTGCGGCGACGCCATATCGCTCGTCGTCGGCGCGATGCGACCGTTCGGCGACGACAAGGACCTATGCGTGACGACGCTGGCGCACGTCGCGGGCGCCGCATGCGGGTTCCACGACCGGCCGTCGGAAGCGATTTCGAATTTCCTGACCATCTTCATCGCGGCGGTCAACCTCGCCGTGCCCGGGTGCATCGTGACCGACAAACCGGGGGATGCAGGATGACGGCGACGACTACGACTCTGATCGAGATCTCGCTCGACGCCTACGCGGCGCTCCTCGCTTGCCGGCCGCCGTTCCAACCGCAGTCGTTCACGCGGACGATCCTAGACCTGCACAAGCTCGCGCTCGCGGCACGCCGCCTGCGCACGAACGCGACGCAGGGCGTTTCGAACAACCCACACGCCTGGGAGGACTTGTTCCAGGCGCTCGACCACCTGGAGGGAAAGAAATGACGGTACATACGCTCGAGCCGCGCGCCGAGTTCGGCGCGTTCATGAAGCGCATGCGCGAGCGCGCGGGCTTGACACAGGGGCAGCTGGCGGCGCAGCTCGGGTACACCTGCGGCCAATTCGTGAGCAACTGGGAGCGCGGCCACACGATGCCGCCCATCGGCAAACTGCCGCGCATCGCGCGCGCGCTCGGCACGTCGCATCGGGCGGTTGAGAAGGCGTGGACGCGCTACATCGCCCGCGAGCTCAACGTAGCGAGGGTGCAGCTGCGGCGGGCGTTCCGCGAGGCGCGGGCGGGATGAATCGCCAGGTCGCAGCGTTGTTCGTCGAATCCGACGGCGTATACTTTGGCCTCCCCGGAGTGGACCCATGGGACGCCGCGCGCGACGCACGCCTTTATGCCGGGCCGCACCCTGTCGTCGCGCATCCACCTTGCGAGCGCTGGGGCCGCTACTGGTCCGGCGGACCGATGCTCGCCCGCACGCCGAAGGCGAAGGCGCTTGGCAATGACGGTGGGTGCTTTGCGGCCGCACTCATGGCGGTGCGCAACTGGGGAGGCGTCTTAGAACATCCGGAGGCGAGCCACGCATGGCGCGCGTTCGGCTTGTCGACGCCGCCCAAGGAAGGCGGCTGGGTCCAGGCTGACGACTTCGGCGGCTGGACGTGCTGTGTTGAGCAAGGGCATTACGGACACCGAGCGCGGAAGGCGACATGGCTTTACGCCTGCGGCGTGGCACTGCCGGCCCTCAAGTGGGGATCGAGCGGAAAGCGAATGCGACTCGAGCAAGGGTGTCACTCCCGCGCCGAGCGAGCGCGACTTACCAGAACAGGGATCTGCCAACGGCTTTCGAAACGTCAGCGCGCTGCAACGCCGATTCCGTTTCGGGACCAGCTGATCAGCATTGCGCGAACCCGTAGCGCCGCGCGCGAGAGCCGTGCACCTACCTCGCTCGCGCAACGACCGTTGTTCGATGATGACACAGAGGACGCGGAATGAAGCTCGCCGACCGCTGCAAGCGCTGCCGCCGTCGGCTCCGCACCGAGTCCGCGCGGCGGGCCGGGTACGGCCCGCGGTGCCTCGACAAGGTGCTCGGCCTCATCGGCCTCAAGCGCTGGCAGCGGCTCGTCAAGCAGGGCAACCAGCCCCTATTCGAAAACCTCGACAAAACAGCGATTGAAAGCAACTAGATGATGGTAAATGATGCCGCTCGCGGAAGCGGGCTCATTGAAAACCGCATAACCGATCGGCCCGAGGATCGTCGGCTCTCGACCAAGCAGGTTGCCGAGCGGCTCGGCGTCACGCCCGGCACCGTCCGCAATTGGGTGCTCAAGGGCGTGCTCAAGCCGTGCGGCCGCCTGCTGAACCGCGACCTGCGGTTCTGGCAAAGCGACGCCGACGCGCTCATCCGGCCGATCGAAGACGACACGGTGATCTGCGGTCAAAGGCGCCACCCAAAGGAGTAAACGGATGGCACACAAGACCTCAGACGGAACATGGCGCGTGCGAAAGCGCGCGCGAATCGACGGACGCCGCGTCCGCATCTCCGAGAACTTCCCGAACAAGGCGCAGGCCGAGCGGTTCGAGGCGGAGCTGCGGCTCGGGCGGATCATGGCGGCCGAGGTGGTCGCGGCGCGCGAGGTGGCGCCGGAGGCCAAGCTCGCGTTCGAGGTGTTCGCCGAGCAGTGGCTCGAGCGGTACTGCAAGGTCGAGAAAGCGCCGAGCCAGCTCGTGGAGGACGGGCGCGTGATAGCCGGGTACCTCAACCCGGCGTTCGGCCGCGTCCTCGTCGGCGACCTTCGGCGGAAGCACCTAGTCGACATGCGGCAGGCGCTGTCGCTGCGGCTCGCCGCCGAGAAGATCCGGCCAAAGACCGCGAACAACGTCCTGGGGCTCGCCAAACGCATCCTCGAGACCGCGGTCGAGTGGGAGATCCTCGCCGCGAACCCGTTCAAGGGCGTGAAGCCGTTCCCCGGGAGCGAACAACCGTTCGCGTACTGGAAGCCGGACGAGCGCGACCACTTTCTGCGGTTCGCCCGCCAGGAGGACGCGCGCTTCGCTGAGGTGGTGCTCGTCGCAAGCCACACTGGCCTCCGCCGGTCGGAGCTCGAAGGCCTGCAGCGGCACCAGCTCGACTTCGAGCGGCGGCAGATAGAGGTGAGCGCCGGCTACTGCTTCAAGTCCCGCGCGCGGCACGAGCGGACCAAGAACCGGCTCGTGGCGTGGGTCCCGATGAACGACGTGGTGTTCGAAGCGCTCAAGGACCGCCAGCTCATGGCGCCGACGGCTCGGGTGTTCCCGCACACGTCCCTCCTGCACGCGTCGCGGCGCCTCCGCGAGCTGTGCCTGCGGGTCGGCGCCCGGCCGATCCGGTTCCACGACCTCCGCCACACGTTCGCGTCGTGCCTCGTCATGGCCGGCGTGACGCTGTACACGGTGCAACGGCTCATGCGGCACGAGTCGATCAAGCAGACGGAGCGCTACGCGCACCTCGCGCCCGGTTACCTCGCCGACGCCGCCAACGCCCTCGTTCGAACGCCCGGCCCCGATTTGGCCCCGGCCCGAGCAGGCCTCTCGTAACAGTCCAGAATCGCGACACAATTCTGGAGCCGTAGACCGGATTTGAACCCGTAACTGAGCCTCCGAATTTCGGAGGTGAGATCGCCCGCTTTCCTGCGTCCCCCAATGCTTTCACGCCTTCGCCGCAGTATCACCGAGCGTCACCGACAAACTTGCAGTTCCACCCTGCATGGCCCCGATTTGGCCCCGCACGTGAGCGCGCTGGCGGCGTGTCCGAATTTTTCCATGTCACCCACCGTCATCGACCGCGACGCGGAATTGCGCACGCACTCGCCCGCCACCTAAACTGGTGAGTGAGACAATCCTCAATCACGATCAGCGAAAAAATTCGACGCCCCCCGCGCCGCGCGGGGCGTTGCATCCGTGAGGCGCGCGCGTGTCCGACACCCCTAAGGCGACCGGGCACACGCTCTTCGCTCAGCTCGTTGCGGTCCTCGCCCTGGGCGTCGCCGGCGTCGACACCCTCGGCTCACACGCGAGCGTCACCGACGCCGCTGAGAAACTCGACAGCAAGGTCGCCGCGTCCATCGAGCAGCTTGGCAGGGACATGGCGCACCGCGACGCCGCCGCCGCGAAAGAGACGAACGAGCTCCGCATGGCCGTCGTCGTCGTCGCCGAGCAGCTCAAGGCGATCGACCGCCGCGTCGGAATCCTAGAGACACAGCGCTCGGGACCGAGTAAAAAATAGTCAGAACTCCCCTGAATCCAAAACCTGACACTTGACGTCGAGTTTCCGCACCGCGCGGCGCTGCTCAGGATGAGCTTGCGGGATGGCTAGGAAGGCCAAAGTTTGAACACGACGACACCGCCCTCAGAAGGCCAAGCGCCGGCGTGCGCCAAGCGCGGCCGTGGACGCCCTTCGACGTTCTCCGCCACCACGGCCGAGCGCCTGCTCGAGCACGTGCGGCTCGGGTTCTCAACCGCCAAGGCCGCCCGCGCTGTAGGCGTCAGCGACCAGACGGTCCGCAACTGGCGCGAGCGCTTCCCCGAGTTCGCGATGGCGTACCACGCCGCGCTGGAGCACGCCGAGAACCGGCGGAAGGCGGCGCGGCTTGGCTGACACCACCTTGCGCGTCGAGTACCTGCCGCTCGCGGACCTGCTGCCGTATGCGCGCAACTCGCGCACGCACGACGACGCCCAGGTGGCGCAGATCGCGTCCTCGATCTTGGAGTTCGGGTTCACCAACCCGGCATTGATCGACCCTGACAACGGCATTGTTGCCGGCCACGGCCGGGCTCTTGCCGTCGGACGCCTGACCATGAAGCAGATTACTTCCGGCTTCAAGGATGAGGATGGTGTCCGACGCTTGCCAATTCCGGGACTTCGAGTTGTAGACAACGACGTCTTCGTCCCTTGCGTTCGCCTCGGGCACCTCACCGAGACGCAGCGCAAGGCGTACGTGATCGCCGACAACCGGTTGGCGCTGAACGCCGGTTGGGACGAACCGATGCTCGCGCTCGAGCTACAAGACCTCCAGGCCGCCGAGTTCGACATGAAACTCCTCGGCTTTGACCCGGAGGAGATGGCCAACATCATGCTCGGGCCGGACTTCTCGCCGACCGATGGCGCCGACCAGGGCAAGCTGGACGAAAAGGCGAAGGTCACGTGTCCGGAATGCGGCCATGGCTTTACGCCTTGACTGGTGCGGCCACGACGCCGCGAAGTATGCAGTGGAGCATTGGCACTATTCGCGGTGCATGCCGTCCGGGAAGCTCGTGCGCGTCGGGGCATGGGAAGACGAACGGTTCATCGGCGCGATCATGTACGGCCTCGGCGCCACGCCGATGTTGTGCCGGCCCTACGGCCTCGCGATCAACCAAGTCGCCGAGCTCGTCCGCGTCGCCCTTGCGCCGCACAAAGCGCCGGTGTCCCGCATGATGGCCATATCGCTCAAGATGCTCCGGAAGTTCTGCCCTGGCCTACGCATCGTCGTTTCGTTCGCAGACACGAACGAGGGGCACCACGGAGGCATCTACCAAGCGACGAATTGGATCTATGCCGGCCGGTCTGACGCCGCCAAGTTCGGCGTCCTGAACGGCAAGGTGATCCACCCGCGGACGATATCCGAGATGGTCAAACGCGACCCTTCCGTACGTTCGCGGATGACGTGGACCGTCAAACAGGGCAAGCATCGATACCTGATGCCCCTCGACGATTCGATGCGGGCGTTCTGCGCGAAGCTCGCACAGCCATACCCAAAGCGCGCCGGAAGCAAAGCGAACGTTGCGCCCGTCCACCAGACGGGAGAGGGCGGTGTAACTCCGACCCCGGCGCTCCACCTCCCCACGAAGGAGGTCGGCAATGGCTAAAGGCGGCGCCCCCACGAAGCTCACGCCCGAGCTGCAGACCAAGATCGTCGCGTTCATACGCGCGGGCGGCTACGTCGAGACCGCGGCCGCAGCAGCGGGTATCAACAAGAGCACGTTCTACGACTGGCTCAAGCGGGGCGCCGCCCAAAAGGCAGGCCCCTACCGCGAGTTTTCCGACGCAGTAGAAAAGGCGGCCGCCGAATCCGAGATGGCTGACGTCGCCCGCATCAACAAGGCGGCCCAGGACGGCGTGTGGCAAGCCGCGGCGTGGCGCCTCGAGCGGAAGTTCCCCGAACGTTGGGGACGCAAGGAACGCACGGACCCCGCGGCCGGCGGCGGCGATACGCCTATCGTCCTCCAGTACGTCCCCAAGTCGAAGCGCGCGAGCTAACCCATGTGGGCCTTGCTGATGACACTGGCGCTCCAACTCGCGTCGAGCACGCCGACCTTCTCGGCGTTCGACCCGAGCGTCATCCCGTATCAGGACCAGGTGGTCGACGACGTCCTGTGCCAGTACGACTATGGGCTCGGCGTCCACGAGCTACTGCTGTCGGGCGCTGTAGGCTCCGCCAAGTCCGTGCTCATGGCGCACCTGGGCATCCGGCATTGCCTCGAGTTCCCGCGCGCGCGCCTCCTGCTCGGCCGCAAGGCACTCCCGGACCTCAAAAAGACGATCTTCACGAAGGTGCTCGAGCATCTCGAAGGGTCTTTGAAGGAGGGGCGCGACTACACTGTGTCGCGCGCCTCCCCGTATATCCGCTTCCGCAACGGCTCTGAGGTCATCGTTACCACGTGGGCGGACAAGCGCTACAAAAAGGTGCGCTCCCTCGACATCTCCGCCGCGATCATCGAGGAGCTGACGGAGAACAACGACGAGGACAAGGAAGCCTACTTCGAGATCCTGATGCGCATCGGGCGCCTGCCGCACGTGCCGCAGGGCTGGCTGTGCGCCGCGACGAACCCTGACGGGCCATCGCACTGGGTCTACGACCACTTCGAGCTCGGCAAGGACGAGAGCCTTGCCACGAAGGGAAGCGCGCTCGGACTCGGCCCGAACCAGGACCGCGCGCCCACGAAGCACGTCTACTACTCCGTCACCGACGACAACCCGTTCCTCCCCGACTCCTACAAGGAGCGCCTGCGGACCGGCCTGGACCCAAAGCGCTACATGCGCATGGGCAAGGGCCGGTGGATCGAGCTGAAGTCAGACGGCATCTACTACGCGTACGACAAGGCGCGGAACTACCGCGACGTGGACTACGTGATAAACGCGTCGTATCCCGTCATCCTGGCTTGGGACTTCAACATCGGTGACGGCAAGCCGCTCAGCGCTGCGGTGATGCAATTCATCCGCGACGAGCTGCACATCTTCGGCGAGGTCGTCGTCGACGGCATCCGCACTGAGGAGAGCTGCGAGGAGATGGCCGCGCGCGGCTTCCTCGACCACCCGACGAGCTACGTCGTGTGCGGCGACGCCTCGGGGAAGCACCGCGACACGCGCAGCAAGCGCAGCGACTACGAGATCATCAAGTCGTTCCTGGCCAACTATCGAACGCCGGACGGCCGCGCGCTGCGGTTCGAGACCAACGTCCCCCTGGCCAACCCGCCGGTGCGCACGCGTCACAACGTGATGAACGCCTATTGCGCGAACGCCGCTGGCGTCCACCGGCTGTTCGGCTACCGCGGCGCGCCGACCGTCGACAAGGCGCTGCGCCTCACCGCGCTGAAGCCCGGCGGTCAGTACATCGAGGACGACTCGAAGCCGTACCAGCACATCGGCACAGCCGTCGGCTACGCCCTCGTCGCGCTCACGAAGAACGCCAACTCCAAGCCCCAAGGGATGGTGCAGCTATGACGCTCCGTACCGAGACCAAGATGCTGCGCGACGCCCACGGCGCCTTGCGCGGGACGCTCGAGCACAACGCAAAGCTCCTCGACATCCACGAGGGCAACCTCCTCCCCTACATCGACGACGACCTGCGCCGACAGCTGTCGCCGCAGTCGTATGCCGCCTGCCGCGACCGCATCGCGCCCATCAACCTCCTGGTCAAGATCGTCGAGAAAATGTCGACGATCTACCAGCCAGGCCCCGCGCGCCGCCTGGTCGCCGGGAGCGAGGCCGACAAGGCGTTGTTCGCCTGGTACCTCGAGCGCATGGCGCCAAACGTCGCCCTTGCCGCGGCGTGCGAGCTGTTCAACCTGAACAAGGGTCTGCTCCTCCAGCCCTACGTGCACCAGGGGCAGCCGCGCCTGCGCGCCGTGCAGAACGACCACTTTTTCGTCGTCTCGCGCGACCCGGTCGACCCGCTGACGCCGACCCACGTCGTCACGTTCGAAGGCTGCGGCGACGGCGAGGTCGACTACCAGGCATACACGGCCGGCGAGTTCCTCGCCTTCAACTCGAAGGACGAGGTCGACGGCGCGCTCATGGCGCAGCTGAACAACGCCGAGGGCGTCAACCCGTTCCAAGCGCTGCCGTTCGTCTACGCATCCGCGTCCAAGTCGCGCCTCATGGCGAAGCCGGACACCGACGTGCTCGCGATGACCAAGCTGATTCCGCTGCTGTTCACGGACCTGAACTACGCGGTCATGTACCAGTCGTTCAGCATCATCTACGGCATCGACATCGACGACGAGAACCTGGCGCGATCGCCGTCCGCGTTTTGGCGCTTTAAGACGTCCGGCGACGGCGAGAAAAAGCCGGAGATCGGCCAAATCAAGCCCGACGTGGACATCGACCCGGTGCTCACGCTCATCCAAACGCAGCTCGCGCTGTGGCTGAACACGCGCGGCATTCGCCCGGGCGCCGTCGGCAAGCTCGACAAGGACAACTTCGCGTCGGGCATCTCGAAAATGGTCGATGAGATGGACACCTACGAGGCGCGGCAAAAGCTCGTCGAGCGCTTCACGGCGATCGAGACCGCGCTGTGGGACCTCGTCATGCACAAGATGCACCCGGTGTGGGCGCAGCAAGGTCTCATCGACAACGGCGCGACGTTCTCGAGCGACGCCAAGGCCGAGGTGGTGTTCCCGACGCAGACCGCCATGGCGCCGCGCGGCCAGCTCGTCGCCGACGTGAAGGCGGAGGAGGACGCGGGCTACATCACGCGCAAGCTCGCGCTCAAGCGCCTCAACCCGATGCTCTCCGAGGAGGAGGTCGATGCCCTGCTCAAGGAGATCGATGAGGAGCGGGCGGCGCGCGCGGCCGACGCCCCCAAGGGCGCGGACGACAAGCAACCCGAGGACGACGGGAAAGCGAAGGAGGACGCTGCATGAGCTGTCGGGACTGCGGCGCGCCAAGCCACGAGCGCTGCTGGGTAACAACCGCGCATTCCACCACAGCGATCGACGACGTCAACCACCCGCCGCACTATAAGGCCGGCAAGATCGAGGTCATCGACTTCATCGAGGACCAGCGGTTCGGCTACCGCCTCGGCAACGTGGTCAAGTACCTGTGCCGCCACGCGCACAAGGGCACGCCGCTGAAGGACCTGAAGAAGGCGCGTTGGTATCTCGAACGCGAGATCGCGGCGCTCGAGAAAGAGGCGCCGTGAAGCTCCACAAGCTCAACCAGCTCTCATGGACGCCTGCGAACGTGCTCGCCAGCGTCGACGTCGATAATGTCGAGCAGCTCGTCGTCGTCGCGAAGATGAAGGACGGCTCGTTCGACACCGTCGCCACGCGCATGACGCTGTCCACGCTCACGTGCCTGTGCATGGCACTGCAGCGGCGCACGTTCCGGGTCATGGACATGACGGCGGAGGAGGAATGAGCGTCCGCTGGCAGCGATTCACCCTCGACATCCCCGAGCACCTGGACGGCGCCCAGCGCCTCCAGCTCGCGGACGACATCATCGAGCACATCAAGCGCCGGACCGAAGCGGGCAAGGACAAGAGCGGCAAGTCTTTCCCCAAGTACAGCAGGGCATACATCGAGTCGCTCGATTTCAAGGTCGCCGGCAAGTCCCCGGGGGACGTCAACCTCACGCTCTCCGGCGACATGCTCGCCGCGCTGCAGCTCCTCGGCCACCAGGACGGGCAGATCACGATCGGCTTCGAGCCGGGCACGGATGAGAACGCGCGCGCCGACGGCAACGTCCGCGGCGCGTACGGCGGCGAGCCGAACCCGCGCAAGGCGCGCGACTTTCTCGGCATCGCACCCAACGAACTCGCGAAAATCTTGAGGCACTACGAATGACGTTCGACGAGAACGGCAAAAAATTTATCGACGGCATCGCAGACGCCGTCGAGTACGCGTACGCGCGGGCCGGCGTCCAAGCCACCGCGAAGGACATCGCATCGGAGAGCGTGCGCATTTACTTCGATTTCATGTCGAACTACGCGGCAAACGCTAACCGCCCGCCGAAAGTGGAGATCAAATGGCCGGTGTCCCTATGAGCAAGCAACGCGCGAACCGTGAAGCCGAAGAGCCATCCTGCACGCCGGCGCCGGCTGCGACCGTCCCATACGAGCCCACTCCTCCCACGAAGGAGCAGGAGCTCGCGAGGGACTACCAGCGCGCCGTCGACGACGTCGTCGTCCTCCGCGAAGAGCTGAAGGACGCGCAGCAGGAGGAGCAAATCGCCCGCAGCCACCGGGCGGACGTTGAGACGCAGCTACGGCTCAAGCGCGAGCACATGAAAAAGCTCCACGAGGAGCTGAGCAAGCTGGTGAACGCATGAACGTCTGGGAGGCGATCGGATGCGTCGTCGCGCTGCCGGTGCTCGCGATTGCTGCCGGCATTGGCGAAGCCCTCGCTTCGGGCTTCCGCCGCTGGGCACACCGCCACCTGGAGCGCGTACGTGACAAAGGCTAAGCGCATCCCCTACGTGCACATGTACGGCGGCATGGCGCGCGGCGGCGTCATCCTCACCGCGTGCGGCAAGGTCAAGGCGCACCTGCCGGGCAAGGACACGATCACGCTCCAGGCGCTCAGCCGTGTCACCTGCCCGGAGTGCCTCAAGCAATTCGGCGGCCCATCGGAGGAACCGGCATGAGCGACTTGCATCACAAGATACAGCGCGTAAACGGAGTCAAATTGATCTCCGACACGCGGCGTTGCGCGATCAACGGCGCAAACTACACCCGCGACCAGCTCGGGCTGCAGCGCCTCGAGATCAAGGTGCGCACGTGCCTCGCGTGCCGCCAGCCTTTCGAGAGCACCGGCGCGCGATTGTGCGGCTGCAACGCGGACGACGTGCTCGGCCTGCGTATAGGGGAATGCGGTTGAGCGCCACCAACGACATTTCCGCCTTCGTGCGCAAGCTCGAGGCCTCGGTGCAAGCCACCGTGAAGAGCAACGAGCTCGCGGACCTCGGGAACGAAGCGATCCGCCTCATCGTGAAGCGCACGCGCCTCGGCTACGGCGTGCGCGGCCAAGGCTTCGACCGCTACAAGCTCCCGCCGCTTTCCGCGTTCTACGTGAAGCAGCGGCAGCTCGACGGCTCGGACCTCTCCGGCGACACGTCCCCGACGCGCAGCAACCTCACGCGCACCGGTCAAATGCTCGACAGCATGGCCGTCATCTCGGTGAAGCCTGGCGCCGTCGTCGTCGGTCCGCAGGGGGGACGCCTCGACGGCCCGCTCGGCAACGACGACGTCGCGCGCTGGGTGTCCGTGCGCCGCCCGTTCAACTACCTCTCGCGCCTTGAGCAAGAGCAGCTCCGGCGTTTCTACCGCAACCGCTTCGGCGATCTCCTGCGCAACCAAAGGTTGACTTAACCCCCGACCTGTGAGGCACACTATGAGTACGAATCCTCCTGCTCCCAACGGGAGCAACCCGCCAGATCCCACGGATCCCGGGGCGAATCCACCGAACGACTCCGTCAAGGATGCCGAGGCGGTCCTCGCGAAAAACCGCGAGCTGCTAGCGGCAAACGCGAAGCTGAAAGCGGATATCGACGCCTTCAACAAGGCGAAGAAAGACGCCGAAGACGCGGCCCTGAAGGACCAGCAAAAGTGGAAAGAGGTAGCCGAGAACACGGAGAAGGAAAACTCCGAGCTCAAGGCGAAGCTCGCTCAGGTTGATACGCAGGACAAGCAACGGCGGAAGCTCGCCGCAGTCGTGAACGCTGTCGACGGCAGCACGATCGACACGAAGTGGTGGCAGCTGCTGCAAAACGAGTTCCTCGACGACGTCCAGGTCGACGCCGAAGGCGCGGTCGACAAGGGCAGCGTCGCGAAAGTCGTCGAGAAGATCCGCAAGGAATACCCGGAGATCATCCGAGCGAAAGGCGGGCCGACGCTACCAAACGGCGCGCCGGGCGCAAAGGGCGACGCAACAACCATTCGCAGGAGCGAATGGCTGAAGCTCCCGAGCAAAGAAATGTCGAAGTGGAAGCCGGCGCAAATCGTCGACGGTTGACCGCAAAAACCCAGGGAAGGGGCATTTAAATGAGCCAGACGGACCTCGCCGCAGTCGTCAACAACATCCAGACCTACTGGTCGCCGCAATTCACGAAGCGCCTGCGCGAGCTGCTCATGCTCGGCGGCCTCGTGAACAAAGAGTACGACGGCGAGATCAAGCGCGGCGGCGACACCGTGCGCGTGCAGCAGATAATCGATCCCACCGGCCAGCTCCTGACGGTCGGCACCGATTCCGACTCGTTCAACTCCGAGGCGATCTCGACGACCTACGTCGACGTCAAGGCGGACAAGCGCGCAGTCGCGGCCTACGAGTTCACGGACCTCGTCGAGCTGCAGTCGATGATCGACCGCGACAAGGTGAAGGACCCGCTGCTCTTCGCCATGGCGAAGCAGATGAACGACTACTTGTACTCGCTCGTCAGCCCGTCCACCTCGAGCCCCGACCACGACGTCGGCTCGACGACGGCGCTCGACAAAGCCGCACTCGTCGCCGCGCGCGTCCTCGCCGGCGCCGCGAAGTGGCCGCAGGACGGCAAATGGTTCGGCCTCGTGTCCCCCACGTACTGGGGCGACCTGCTCGGCGACACCACGCTGGCGTCCGGCGACTACACCGAGGACAAGCCGATCGTCGGCGGTCAGACGGCGCGCCGCCTCATGGGCTTCGACCTCTTCGAGGACAACAGCCGCACCGGCAAATACGCGCTCCTCGCGCACCCGGACTTCATGCACCTCGTGCAGCAGACGGCCGTCAACGTGCAAGTGTCCAGCACGCACGCCGCGAAGAAGTTCACCTATGTGATGTCGGTCGATATCGTGTTCGGCGCGAAGCTCGGCATCCAAGGCAGCACGAAGCACATCAAGATCAGCGGCTGATCTCGGTTTCGAACCATGAGGCGGGCCGGCATTCGGCCCCGCCTTCACCCTTTTGAGAGGACACGCAAATGGCAGCAGTTTCCAACCGCGGCTTGGGCGTCGTCGTCGGCGCGCCGAACTCGAAAGAGAGCGAGATCGTCCGCGTGGTCTACGACTTCGCGGTCGACGGCGGTGCGACCGGCGCGCTCGACCTGCTCCAGGCGAGCGGCGCCCTGATCATCGAGGACGCGAGCGCGACCGTGAAAACGGCGTGCACCTCGGGCGGCTCGGCCACCGTCAAGTCCGGCCCGACCGCGGACGATGACCGCTTCATGACGACCACCCAAGGCGCCGTCGCGAGCCTCACGGCGAACGCGACGATCCTCCCGGTCGTCGTCGAAGGCACGCCGAACGTGATCGCGTGCCCGTACGCGGTCGCCGACGGCGGCAAGGTGACCATGACGATCGGCACGGCGGCGCTCACCGCCGGCAAGATCGAGTTCTGCTTCCGGGTTCGCAAGGCCTAAGCCCAGGCGCTTCCGCGAACACGAAGGGGCCGAGCGAGGGTCAAACCTCGCTCGGGTCCCTTGGCGAGGTATTGCCCGATGCTCTCGATTCAGCGCGTGCTCCACGGCACCACCGACCTCTCCGCCGCGGTCAACGACTACCGCGCGGCGACGGCTGCGTTCGCCTACACGACGGGGGGCTACCTCTACGTCGCGTCCGAGGCGCCATTCAACGCGCTGTTCTTCGACATCGGCTCCGCCAACGCCGCGGTCGCCGCTCTCACCGTCGAGCTGTGGTGGTCGAACGGCTGGTACGCAGCCGTCGATGTCGTGGACGAGACCAAGGTCGGCAGCGCGAGCCTCGGGCAGTCGGGCCGCGTCACGTTCTCGCCGAATCGGCTCTACGGCTGGCAGATCGAGGCGGATAGCGCCAACGTCACCGGGCTTTCCAGCACCGCGATCTACGACATGTACTGGGCGCGCCTCTCGTGGTCGGCCAACCTCACCGGCTCGACCACGCTTAAGTACGTCGGCCAGAAGTTCGCCAGCGACACCGAGCTGTCCTCCTTCTACCCGGAGCTGTCCAATGCGGCGCTCATGGAGTCGTTCGAGGCCGGCAAAACGTCGTGGGACGAGCAGCATTTCATGGCCGCGGAGTTTATCGCGCGCGACCTGATCGCGCGTAAAGTCATCGCCTCGCGCGCCGCGCTCCTCGACTGGTCGCGCCTCACTGAGGCCGCGTGCCACAAGGCGGCCGAGATCATCTACCGGCCCTTCGGCGACGCCTATGAGACGCGCCGCGCCGCGGCCGCGCGCGACTACAAGGCCGCCATGAACGGCGACTTTTTCCGCGCCGACCTCAACGCCAATGGGCGGCTCGAGCCGGCGGAGAAGAGCTTCAGCGTCGGGTGGATGACGCGTTGAGCAAGATCTCCACCATTTACGACAACCTGCAGACGCTCGTGGGGGCGGCGCTCTCCACGTGGAAGCGCCTGCCGAATCCGTACGTCGCGGACCAGAACGCGGAGCTGCTGCTCACGAAGGGCTACGGCATCGCGATCGGCCCCGGCCGCAACCGGCCCGACATCGAAGTCGGCTGCCGCGCGTACTACGAGCGCATCTTCAACGTCGTCCTGACGCAGCAGATCACGACGACGGACCACGACTCCACCGCGCGCGCCGCGATCGAGAAGGCGCTCGTCGAGGCGTTTTACGCCGTGCGCCGCGCGATCGACGGCGACAACACGCTGAGCGCGCAAGCCGTGAGCGTGGACTACCAGGACGACTCCGGGATCGAGCTCCTGCTCGGCGCCCGAGCGAAGTGCATGAGCATCAACGTCAACTTCCTGGTCCTGTACCAGGAGTCGCTCTAGGAAGGAGCACCGAATGGCCTCGATCTCGACGAAAGCCAGCGTCCTCGCGATCAAGCCGGAGTCCACGGAAGGCACGCCCGTTGCCCCCACCGGCGCGACCGACTACGTCGCGTTGCAACCCGACTTCACCATGGAGCCGAACCTCGACGTCCTCGAGAACGCCGAGCTGCGTTCCTCGATCGGCGCCGCCAAGCCGATTCTCGGCGCCGAGAACCCGACCGCGAGCCTGTCGCACTACCTGCGCGCCTCGGGCACCGCGGGCACCGCGCCGGAGATCGACGACCTCCTCCTCGCGGCATTCGGCAGCAAGGTCACGAACGGGACCGAGCGCGCGACGACCAGCGGCTCGACGACCGCTATCCTGAACGCCGCGTCGGGCGTCGGCGGCGATTTCCTCCGCGGCACCGGCATGCTCATCAAGGACGCAACGAACGGCTACCGCATCCGCGTCTCGCACGCCCGATCCACGGACGCGATCACGCTGAGCTTCGAGGTCCCGAGCGCTCCGGCCTCGGGAGTCAACCTCGGCAAGTGCGTCGTCTACAAGCCTGCGGACAGCGGCCACCAGACGCTCAGCGTGTGGCACTACCTCGGCAACGGCGGCGGCGTGCAGCTCATGGCTGGTGCGCGCGTCACCGAGGTCTCGCTCGAGGCCGGCGCGGGCGAGCTCGTCAACCTCGGATTCTCGCTCGAGGGCTCGGGCTACTACTTCAACCCGATCGAGATCACGTCTTCGACGCGGTACCTCGATTTTACTGACGACGACGGCACGTTCGCGTGCGCGGTCACCGCGGGTTGGTACAAGGACCCGCACGAGCTGGCCGAGGCGCTCCAGACCGCCATGAACACGGCGAACTCGGGCGAGACGCACACGGTCACCTACAGCAATACGACGGGCCGCTTCACGATCAAGAGCACCGGCACCGTGCTCACGCTGAAGTGGAACACCGGCACGAACACCGCGAACACCATCGCCACGAAGGTCGGTTTCTCCGCGGCCGCCGACTCGAGCGGCACGGCCGCGACGACCGGCTACACGAGCGCCTCGGCGATGTCGCTGGCGTCGCCCTATACGCCGACCCTCGACAGCACGGACCCGCTCGCAGCCAAATACCACGAGGTCATGATCGGCGATGCCGCCGACTACTCGTGCTTCGGCGCCTCCAACGTGTCGGTCACCCTCACGAATGAGCGCGCGGTGCAGGGCTCGATCTGTGCCCAATCAGGCATCAGCGGCTCGATCATCACGGGTCGCCGCGTCACCGTGAACGTCACGGCGCTGCTCTCTCAGTACGACGCGGACAAGTTCGCGCGCTACCGCGCTGGCACGGACACGCGCTTCCAGTACAGCTTCGGCCCGAAGGTCGGCGGCAACTGGACCGCGGGCAAGTGCGGCTACGTCTACATCCCGACCGCGACGATCTCGAGCCTGAACGTCTCGGACCAAGATGGCCTCGCGATCCTCGAAATGGAGCTGACGGCATTCGTCAACAGCTCCGCCGAGGGCGAAGTCTACATGGGCTTCCTCTGATCCAAACAGACACCCGCATGCGCTACGGCGCATCGGGGGCGGTCCTGAGCATGACCCAAAAAGGCTCGCCCCCACCCCGATGCCCCAGGAGAAAACCCGATGTCCAAGCACCAGGTCACCTTCACGCCAACGGTATGCGAGCCGCGCACGGTGAAGGAGGAAGGCAAGCCCGACTACGTCGTCGACTCCGAGTACGAAGGCACGGTGACGCTGCGCATGCCGAGCTACGACGAACGGCTGGAGCTCCTCGGCGACAGCGCGGCCGCCGCCGACGCCTCGGATCAAAAAGCAAAGCGCGCGCTGGACAACATGCGCCGGCTCGCCAAGCGCGCTCCTGAGTTTCTCGTCGCGCTCAACGTGAAGCGCAAGGCCGACGGGTTTCTCTTCACGTGGGACGACTTGCAGTACGACAGCGACATGCAGGCGTTGATCAACGAGATCGCCAACCGCCTGCTCGGGAAGTACAGCGTCCCGGGAAACGCGACCGCGCCGAGCTGAAGGCTGCGGCGACCGCCGCATTCAAGGGCGTGCAGGCGCCCGTCAGCCCGGCAGCCACCCGCATGGTGAGCGAATACGTGCAGCGCCAACGCCTCGCAAAACTCGGGTTCACCACACCGCTCGGCGACATCGACGCCGACCGGGCGGAGGCGTTCCTGATCATCAGCACGCACCTCGACGACCTGCGCGAGCGCGACGCGGCCGCGAAGGCCAAGAAAAAAGGGGGCCGCCGTGGCTGAGAACGCCGTCTCGCTTGCGGTCGAGGTCGAGGTCAAGGACGCGCTCAAGCGCCTCGAGACCTTCGAGAAGGAGGCCAAGGCCAGCACAAGCGGCGTCGAGAAAGCTTTCTCGGCGCTCAAGGGTGTCGCCGCGGCCGCCATCGCCGTGTTCGCCGGCAAGCAGGTGGTCGATTTCTTCGCCGCCGGTGTCGACGCCGCTGTCGCGCAGGAGTCCGCCCTCGCCTCCCTCGGGCAGCAGCTCAAGCTCACCGGGGAGTTCTCGGACGGCGCGCTCGAGAGCTTCGCGGCCTTCGCCGACCAAATGGAAGCGACCACGACCAACGGCGACGACGTCATCCTGTCGCAGCTCGCGGTCGCCAAGTCCTTCGGCGTCACGAACGAGCAGGCGCAGAAACTCGTCGAGGCCGCGGTAGAGCTCTCTGCCGCGACCGGCAAGGACCTGCAATCGAGCGTGCAGGCGCTCGGCGCCACGTTCAGCGGCACGGCGGGCAAGCTCGAGAAGACGGTTCCCGCGCTCACCGGGCTCAGCAAGGAGGCGCTCGCGAGCGGCGCGGCTCTCGACGTCGTGCTCGAGCGGTTCGGCGGCTCGGCTATCGCGCAGCTCGACACGTTCGCCGGCGCCACGACGCAGGCCGAGAACGCCTTCGGCAACCTGCAAGAGGCGTTCGGCGCGATCATTGTGAAAAATCCGGCACTTATAGCCGCGATCAAGGGCGCGCGCACGATCCTGGCGGAGCTGCAGCGTATCGTCGAGGAAAATCAGCAGGCCATCGGCGAGTTCATCAGCGGCGGCATCAAGGTGCTCGTGGTGACGCTCGGCGCCGCGGTCGACGCGACGCGCGGCTTCGTGAAGGCGCTCAAGTTCATGGCCGTGGGCACCGTGCTCGCGCTCTCGACCATGGTCGACGTCGCCGGCGGGTTCGCGGACGCCTTCAGCGCGCTCCTCCCCGAGGGCACGGTCCAGAAGATAAACGATTTCCGCGACGCCATTACGGACACTGCCGTCGCCGTGGACGACAAGTTCTCGACCTTCGAGGACGGCTTCGCGCGCTTCCAGCAGGCTGTGGACTCCGCTTCGCAGTCGGTGTTCGACGCGGACTCGAAGGTGACCGCCTCTGCGAAAGACGCGGCGCAGGCGCGCGAGGCCTTCTCGCGAGTCCCGGTCATCGACGCCGAAGCGCTGAAAAAGCAGGCGGACGAGGCCAAAAAGCTCTCGAAGGAGATCACGGAGTCCACGCTCACCGACATCCAGAAGATCGTCGCCAAGCGGGACGAGTATTACCTGCGCATCGACGCGCTGGAGAAGGCGGGAGCCCTCAGCGCCGTGCGTGCGACCGAGCTCCGGGTGGCCGCGGAGGAGTCCGCGATCACGAAGCTGGTCGACCTGCGCGAGAAGGCCGACGCTGACGCCCAGGAGGCGCAGGCCAAAGCGGCCAAGGAGTCTGCCGACCGCGCCCGCGCCGAGATCGAGCACGTCGCGTCGAAGCCGTTCGAGTTCGCGGCTCAAGTCGTCATGGACTTCGACGAGGTCGACCAGAAAAAGGCCACCGCGCTCGGCGTCGGCATCCTAAGCCGCATGCTCGACGGCGCCGCTGGCGCCAAGTCCGCCATCGCTGAGCTCGGCGGCGGCATCGCCGACGCCTTCCTCCCGGGCATCGGCGGCGCGGTCGCGGGCGTGCTCGGCAAGCTCGCCGAGGGGCCGGAGGCGACCGAGCAGTTCATCCGCGACTTTATTGCGGCGGTGCCCGACATCATCGTCGCGATCGCCGAGTCGATCCCGGTGGTGGTCGAGGCGCTGGTCGACTCCCTCATCCTCGACGGCGGCATCATCCGCATCGCCGAGGCGCTGCTGCGCGCGATCACGCTCGCGCCGATCTTCGAGAACATCGGGAAGCAGCTCGGCATCCAAATGGGCGACGCCTTCAACGCCGACAAGATCGGCCACACGCTGAGCCAAGGCGCCCAGGACGTCGCCAACTCGATCACCGAAGGCATCAACGCGTTTTTCAACTACTTCCAGTACGACTTCATCGGCGATCTGCGCGACGGCGTCAGCAGCGCGTTCAACAAGATCCTCGACTTTTTCAGGGGCTTCCACTTCCCGTCGATCGACACGCCGGAGTGGATGAGCGGATTTGCGAACGCTATCGCTAGCCTGACCACGATACCGTCGTGGTTGGAACCGTTCGTCAATGCGATCGAAAAGCTAACAAGCTGGAACCCGGCCTCGATCAACGACATAGGTGGTTCGGGCCAGGGACTCGTTCCCGACAAAGTGCCAGTCCTCGGGGGCCTTGCGACCGGTATCACGTCCATTCCGCGCGGCTTTCCGAACGACTCGTACCTCACCGGCCTGACATCCGGCGAGCGCGTTGTCGACGCAGGGACGAACGAGGACCTCAAATCGTTCCTCGCATCCGGTGGCCTCGGCGGCGGCGTGGCCGAGCTGCTTACGCGCCTAATTGCGGCCGTCGAGGGCAAGCAGCAGACCGTCGAGCTACGCATCGACTCGAGTGTCCTTGGCAAAGCGATCCTCGGGCTAAACACCCGAAATGCGAGGCTCGCGCGATGACGACACCGCTGCGGTTCTATCAAAACAACCGCGCCGCTTCGGATGGCGCAACGGTCACAGTCTCGAGCGCCGTGTCCGGATTTCCAGGCTCCAATAGCGTCGACGAGCGCCGTTGGAAGCGTTGGCGCCCGCAGGGCGCATTCCTCGTCGCGTCCACGAACAAGAAGATCTACATCGCGGACGGATCTAACAAGACGATCACGCTCACCGAAGCTACGTACACGTCCGCTTCATCGCTCGCATCCCACATCCAGACGCAATTAAACGCCAGCTCCTCGAACTGGACCTGCACCTGGTCGAGCTCGACGGGCAAGTTCACGATCGGGCGCAGTTCGGGCACTGCTACCTTGCGCATGACGCAGACCACGGACGCCGCATGGTCGATGCTCGGTTACCTTGGCTCCACCGACGTCAGTGCCGGGACCGGACTTGCGGCGGACCTACGAAGGAACCACACGTCCGAGAAATGGACAGTCGACCTGGGATCCGCTCAGGACGTCACGGGCTTTCTGGCGATAGGCCCGTCGGGCGAGGACTACGCGCCATCGTCGTCAGCAACGCTGACCCTGAAGGCATCGGCGACGAACAATTTCACGTCACCTGACCAAACCTGGACGCTCACGCGTACGGACCGCGGCGTGTTTGAGCACTTCGACGTCGCAGTGACCTATCGGTACTGGCAGTTCGAGATCAGGGACCTTACAAACCCGCTCGGGCCGAACCTCGACCAAGCGGTGATCTACCTCGGCGACCACGTAGGCCCTGCGTCGCGAACAGCCGACGTCGGCTTTTCCCGCACACTGGTTGATCCGTCGGTGCGCGCGTTTACGGAGGGCGGGAGCCTGCATTCCAGGTCTCGGACCTCATACTGGGTGTTCCGGGCGATCAACCTCCAATGGCTCTCGGACGACGATCGAACGGAGCTCGAGCGCATCGTCGAGGAACTCGGCCAGGTCACGCCGTTCTTTCTTGCACTCGACCCGGATGCCGAGGTTAGTGCCGACGCGTCCGAGCTGACGAAATACGTCGTGTTCGACGGGGACCCATCCTTCACGCACCAGCGTTGGACCTACTTCGCTCACGAGTTCGCCTTCCGCGAGGTGCTCTAGATGGCATTCGCGGACTCGTTTCCGAGCACCCTTTACGTCAAAGCCATGGAGACTGACGAAACGTTCCTCGGCGGCGGCGTCACGTTCCCGGCGGATCAGGAACTGAAGGCAGTGTACGCGGTGCTCTTCTCGAAGGGCGTCCGCTCGGCCGCCGACCAGGCGCGGCTGCTGATCTATACGGACCTCGCGCTAACGAAGCTCTATGCGACCGGGGCCTGGTCGAATCTCGCAACCGCCACTGCAGGCGCGACAAACTGGCTTGGCCGTGTCCTCCTTTCTTTTGCGTCGCCAGTGAACGTGGAGGCGGGACAGACATACTTCATTGCGTTCGAAGTCGACTACGCCCGCAACGGCAATACGAGCTATGTGGGCTTCGCCCTCGATTGGCCGTTGCCCGTCAACGACAACGTCTTTTCGCTTGGCATGGAGCTCTACGCACTCCGGAAGGAGCGATTCTAGATGTCGTTCTCGACCGAAATCGCGAGGCCTCGCAGCGAACGGTACGTGCTGGCGCGCGTTATGCCAGCGCGGTACGTCGGCGCCGATCTTTCCTTCGTTAGCGGCACGACGTACCAGCTCACGATTGCGTATCCAATCGCAAGCCTTAAGCGCAACGGCACCGCCCTCACTAAAGTGACGACGCTCTCGGCGAACGATCAGTGGACCTATGACGAAACGACCAGCCTCCTGCAAGTGCGACTTGCCAGCGCGCCGAGCGCCACGACGAACATCGTGATCGCCTATTTCTACCTCTTCTTTTCCTCGAAGGCGGGCGGCGCGGCGGCAACTGAAGACCCGTTGGATTCCTTGACGTCGATGCGTTCATGGGAGCCACGGATTGTCGGTGATCCCTCATTCTCTCTTTCGGTCTCGGATGCGCAGTTCGGTGTTTTTTCGATCCAACCCGGCGAATTGTCGTTAGCGGACCACGACATCGCTGTACGTGACTGCGTCACCGAGTGGACGTCATTCTCGCAAGCGCGAGTCGACGTCTGGTTCGTGGTCAACGACGTGGTGTCGACGGGCTTCCGCGCCAATGTCAGCGGCCTCAAGTGCGAGGGCGATCTCGTGTCGCTCGAGCTGACAGACGCCTTCTCACTTCTGAGGCAGCCAGCCTTCTTGGGCGACACGGCCGACGAGGCATTCTTCAAGCTCACCGCGAATTCGTTTCCCAGCATGTATCCGCAGCACGACGGACGTGTATGTCCGTTCGTGATTGGGCCATACAGCCGGTACCGGATCAAGGGATGGGAGTCGCTCCCATATCTGTCCCGCCTCGACGAGGCCAACGTCTCGGAAGCCGCCTGCACTAATTACGTCGCCGACGGCACGACGAGCACAAATCGAGTCTGGGGCCTCTGCCGCACGTCGAGCGATGGCATCCGCACGCCGGCTTGGAACGGCACCCTTTCCAACGTTAGCGCTCTCGTCCTTGGAAGCACGACGGTCAAGATCAATTACCCAATTGCGGACATCCCCAACATCGACGTCCACGTCGGCGATCCTGTCTCTGTCACAATGGCCAGCGGCGCCAACCCTGGAACGGTCCACGGCGTCGTAACGCGTGCCGCAGTTCTCGCCGGTACGCCGACGCTCTACACCATCGAGGCCTATCTCAGCGTTGCCAGCACGGTCCAAGTGTCTCCGCCTAGCGCCGTCGGTGTCACAATCACTCCCCGCGTCGCTGTCAGTCTCTTGATCGTCGACTCCGACGGGAACTGGTTCCTCCCGGCCCACACGCGTGACTACACCGTGACGCAGCAGACGACGAGCGCCGGCAACAAGTTTGTCTACATCACGTTCACGAACAACTTCGAAGCAAACCACAGCGGCATCGGCACGCTGAATCCAGCTACGCACAAGGTTTACTGGCGCGTTCGACCCGCTACCAACGGCGGCAAATCCGCACACGGCGAAGTCCTACGCGAGTTGTGCGAGAGCGCCGGCATCGAGTGCGACACTTCGACATTTTCCGCGGCCGACGCGGCCTTTACTGCCAACGTGCTGATGCAAGTGCCTAGCGTCGGGCAAACTGAATACGGATCGTACCTGACATACGCGGAAATGATCGCGCGCTCTAGCGTCGGGTACCTCACCCTGAGCATGGACGGTCAGGCCGAGTATCACCTGCTTGCCGAGCCAGACTCGCCCACGTCCATTACGGCCGACGAATGGATTCAGGGATCCCTCTCGATGGAGGTCGACTATGGCGACCTGCGAACGGGTCTCCTGGCCTTCAATTCTAACGACTACGAGAACGAGGACGCCGCGGCTTCGACGGCCGAAGCGTCGAATGCGCTCGCTACCTATCTCCACGGGGTGCGCTACATCGAGCGCTTTGAGCACTGCCTCGACTCCATGGGATCGAGGCTCGATGTTTTAATGGCTCTCCGAGCTGCGCCGGCGATTCGGTACTCCTACCAAACGCCCACGAGCGCACTGAGCGCCGAGGTCGGCGACGACGTAACAGTCACATCCGCACAGCTCCTCGGTGGCACGGGAGCCGAGGACGTGAAGGTTGTCTCCTATCGGAAATCCATGGACCGAGTCGCCCTCACGGCGGCCGTGATCAGGGGGCTGCCGTAATGGCTAGGGGCGAGATTAAGGCTCTGCAGTTTGCCGATGGCGTCGTTGTGTCTGCACCGACCGAAGGGACGGTGATGTCCGACCCGATGACGACGCGTGGGGATATCCCCTATCGCAACTCGTCGAACGTGACGGCACGCCTCGCGGTGGGCGCCGCGGGATACATTTTCAAGTCTGATGGTACTGACGCCGCGTGGGGGCCGCCGACATTTACCTCGCCGGTCCTCATTCCCGACGGATCTGTAACCGCTCCGGGCCTTGCGTTGAGTTCCGACGCGGATGGCTCGGGCACAGGCCTTTACCGTATCGCGGCCAACACACTTGGTTTTACCGCGAACGGCGTTGAATCCGGACGCATTTCATCGGCCGGCGCTTGGTCAATCGGAAACTCTTCGACGCCGGCATCGGCCTATCACTTCGCGTACGTCGCCAACGCTTTCGGCTTAATCGCGTCTAGCGTAACGACGGCTGGGAACGAGGCGCATATCGGCGCCTGGGGCTCCCGTACGTCAAACGGCGTAGTCGGATCGGTCGAGTTTGCAAACTACGCCGGTACTGGCTCCGCTACCGAGATCGGCCGCATCGACTGCAGGCGCTCCGGTGCAAACAACTCGGGCGCGTTCGACTTTATCACACGCAACGCCGGTTCCGCTGTAACGGCAGGAAGCATCGCGCCCGCTGGTGGTTGGACCATCGGCCCTTCCACAAGCGCCGCGACGCTTCACACCATGTATGTCGCTGCTAACGGCACGTTTGACGTCACGACAGACGCCACTCTGACAGATGGTCAGAGCATAGCTCAGCGCGTCAAGGACAACGGCACCACAAAATTCCAGGCTGGCATAAACAAGCGTACCGGAAGCTCAGCGTCAGCTGCCTATCTGAGCTTCGTCTCGGAAGGCGGCAATACCAACTATGTGTGGTTCGACGGAACCACGATGATGACGAGCACTAACAGCGCTAACATCGGCAGTACGACCGGTACGGTCGTCGGCACGCAAACGTCAGACCAGCGCCTGAAGCAAGACCCGCGGACCTTCGACGGTCTGCCAATCGTGATGCAGATCGTCCCGAGGGACTTCGAATGGAAGTCGAAACCGGGCGTCCGCACGAGGGGCTTCTATGCGCAGGAGCTCCACACTGTTTGCCCCGAAGCCGTCTCGGTTGGCGATGACAGCGTCGCTGAGAGTGGCTCCCTGGCGAACCCTTGGGGCGTGAACTACGGTGCTCTGACTCCGGTCCTCGTCAAGGCCATTCAAGAGCTCAAGGCCGAGCTTGACGCGGCAAAGGCCGAAATTTCCCAGCTTAGGGCGAGGGCGTAATGCTGAAAAACATGCTGATTTCTATACTCTTGGCGGCTGCATCCGGTTGCGGCCAAGCTTCCGACAAGCCCGCCCCGACGCCGCCTAGCGACGAGCAGCTCGCTGCATTCGACGCGGCCGCCGACCGCGCGCTCGACATGTCCGAACCGCGCGGGTGGATCGTCTCGCGGTGGGAGGACGGCCGCGTCGAGCACACCGGCGACTCCCTCCTGTGGACAGGCATGGCCATGGGCTTGCTCGACTGCGCGCGCGGCGACGAGGCCGAGGCCGCGCTGCTCGACATGCTCACGTCGAACGGCGGCCGCGCCTACCGCCACCCTTCCGAGGCCGCGCGCGAGCCGTCGCTCGACGGACACCTCGGCCTCTACTGGGGCATCGCCCAACGCGTCACGCGCTGTCCCGAAACCGCTGAGCGGTGGGCCGCAGCCCTCGAGATTCATGAACCCGTCAACGTGGGGGACGCCTTCGATGTCGTTCGAGTCGCACTTCGTTCTCGTCTGGGCCGGGGCGCAGCTCCTTCTCTTAGGGCTCGCGACGCTCTCGGTGCTCTCGTGGGCGGCTGGGCGGGAGTGGTTCGCACGAAGAAGGCGGCGGCGTTCCGCATCCACCTCGGCCTCCTGACACTTGAGACCCTCGCCGCAGCCGGGCAGCCGGTGTCCGGGAGCGTGCGCGACGCCTTCTGCGCCGCGAGCGACGGCGCCGACATGCCGACCGTCGACCACTACTGCGGGCGCGGCAACCTCGCCGCCTGGGTCGCCAACTTTACGTACGACGCCTGGGAGATGCGCCACCAGCGCGCCGGCGCCTGGGAGCAGCCAGACGGCAAGCCCGGCCTCGCGACGCCCGGCGTCGACCTCCTCGTCGCCTACCGCGCCCTGCACACCGATTGACCACGCGCCCGGCCATGACGGCCGCGGCATACGCCCTCATGGAAGGAGTCCCCGATGTTCGCTCAAATCCCCGCATGGCTCGAACCCCTCGTCATCCGCGCCCTTAAATCCGCCGTGTCGCCCGAGGAGGTCGCGGCGACGGTCGCCGCGCTCAAGGTCGAGCTCGTGAACAAGGCCCGCCAGGCCGCGCACGCCACCGCGACGACATTCGACGACAAGCTCGTCGACATGCTCGACGACGCTTTCTCGACGTGCAAGCCGGGGTCGGACTTCCTCTGCGACCTCGTCGAGAAGGGCGAGACGGCCCTGGTCGGCTTCCTCCGCGCCGCGGCCGCGCGCACGGACACGAAGCTCGACGACGCCGCCGTCGACATCCTCGCCGCCGCGCTCAAGGCGGCCTGAACCCGTCACCCACGCCCGCGCATGACGCGCGGGATGTCACGTCAGGAAGGACTCACAGCCCATGGGTATGATCACCGAACTCGAGCTCGTACAGCAAGTCGTCGTCGGCGGCGAGAAGATCAAGGTCCACAAGTGGTCCTTGAACAACGTTCACCTCCACCAGTTCCTGCACACGCTGTCGCGTGCGCAGCTCGGCCTCATCGAGACCGACGCGAACAACGCGTCGAGCTTCGTGAACGCCGAGGCATCGGCAATGCTGCAATCGGCGTGGACGCAGGCGAAATTCGAATGGGACCTCGCCAAGCGCTGGCGCGGCCTCGAGCAGGCGAACCTCGAGAAGACGTTCAACGTCCTCGCGATCACGGACAACGAGTGCATGCGCATCCCGAACACGAAGGTTCAGCGCGTGTGCTACGCCATCGCGACGATCCTGCACAAAGTCGTCTACTGCGACTCGGCGAAGATGCAGTACGCGATCAGCGACGCCAACATCCGCGTCATCGAGCGCCAAATGGCGTACGTGGACGCCGTGATCTCGGCGTACATGGGCACCGGCGTCGAGAAGGATGACGGCAGCGCGGACGTCGGCATGGACGTGCCGGACTACGCGTTCGTCGGCACGGTGAAGCCGCCGCTCAACCTGCACCAGGTGACGGTGAGCGAGCCGAGCCCGTCGGCGCCGGACATCCCGGCCATGGACGCGCCCGACACGGCGTCCACGGTGCCGAGCCCCGGCTCGAGCACCGACCCCGTCGCGGCCACCGCGCGCCGCGGCGCCTGATTCCTCGTCCGCTCCGCCCCGGGGCTCGCCGCCCCGGGGCTCCTATCCTCGCGCCTTCGATCCAATACTAGGGGGGAAAACTCATGGGTACCGTGTCGCTGCCGCTCGAGCGGCTGGCGCGGCGGAAGCGCCGTGTCTCGGGTTCGCAAATTGTCACCTACATCCTTGGCCTTTGCGTCGTGTTCGCGATCGTCCTCGGCCTCGCCGCCAAGGCGCGCGCCCAGGGCAGCCTCGAGCTGATCGGTGGTACGCCCGCCGACCCAAACGACTGGCCGGCTTCCGTCTACGCCCGGATGGGCAGCTCGGCCTGCAGCGCCACCGTTGTGGGCGAGCGCGTGCTGCTGATCGCCTCGCATTGCGTCTCGAATGGTGGAACCGCGACCTTCTCGGTCCTCGGCAACGCCTACCGAGCTGCTTGCTCGCACACGCCGGGCTATCCGGCGAACAGCACGTACGACTGGACGCTGTGCTACACGGACCGCAAGGTCGAGGGAGTCAAGTATGAGCGCATCGCCACCTCGGCCGAGGGGCTGAAGGTCGGCGCCATGCTCCGCCTCACCGGGTACGGCTGCATCAACTCCGGCGGCGGCGGCGGCAACGACGGCGTGTTCCGCATCGGCAAGGCGCCGATTCAGACCCTGCCGGGCACGTCCGGCACGAACGCCGATATCGTGACCAAGGGCGACGCAGCGCTGTGCTATGGCGACTCCGGCGGCGCCGCGTACCTCGAAGGCGAGGACGGCTCGCGCACGATCGTGGGCGTCAACAGCCGCGGCAACATCTCGAACACCTCGTACCTGCCCGCGACCTACCACGACAAATTCAAGGCGAAGCTCGCGGCCTGGTCGGCGGAGAAGGGCGTCAAGATCTGCGGCGTGCACGACGACGCGCCTGGCTGCCGCGACGACGACGCTCCGGCGCCGGACCCGACGGACTGCAAGGAGGAGTTCGCGGCGTACGTGACGGCCAAGGAGGCCGCCGACAAAAAGCTGCCGGCGCTTGAGGCCTGCGTCGCGGCGGGCATGCTGTGACTCGGCGTTCCCCAGCAAACGATCAGCTGTTCAAGTTCGGCCTGCCGGGCGATCTCTTGGCGCGCTTCCGGCGCCAGGCCGACCGCCTGAAGGACGAGGGCGCCATCGTCAGCATGACGTGGCTCCTGCGCGAAATGGTCGCGGCGGTGACCGAGGAATTCGAAGCACAGGAGCGCGCCGCGCTCCCCCAACCGGAGGCTCAAGGCACATGGGCGTGATCGCGATCATCGGCATCGTCCTCGAGGTGCTCACGCTCCTCGCGAAGGTGCCGGACCTCATCAAGCAATTCCAGGACATCTTCGGCAAGCTTCAAACGCTGCGGCCGCTCCAGGTCAAAGGCGAGCTCGAGCGCCTGAAAGCCGCGGTCGAGGCGAAGCACGCGCAGCTCGACCTCGACCAGGTCGAAACGGGCGAATGCCCGCTGGTCGCCTACCAATGCGACCTTTCCAGCCGCTTTGAGGCGCTCGCCTAAAAGCGACCCCGGGCCGGCGCGCGCGGCGCCGGCCCTACCCTTTGACCCGGAGCATCCCCCCCATGCGTCCGATCAAACTCCTCGTAGTGCACTGCTCCGACTCGCCGGACGACCGAGACATCGGCGCGCGCGAGATCCGCGAGTGGCACACGCTTCCGCCGCCTAAGGGGCGTGGCTTCACCGACATCGGCTACCACTACGTCGTCCGCCGTTCGGGCGTGATCGAGGAGGGACGCCCGATCGCGGCGGTCGGCGCGCATGTGCGCGGGTTCAACCGCCTGAGCATCGGCATCTGCCTCGTCGGTCGCAAGGACTTCGACAAGCGGCAGCTGCGCGCGCTCGTTTCACTCCTGCGTTCCCTGCTCGAGACGTTCAAGTTAGACGCTGAGGACGTCGTCGGGCACTACGAGCTGGACTCGAATAAGACGTGTCCCAACCTGCCGATGGGCGCGCTGCGGTCGGAGCTTTGACGTGGGCGCGCCAAAGGGACCCAAGGTGCTGCTCTTCGACATCGAGACGGCACCGATGCTGGGCTACGTCTGGAGCCTTTGGGAGAACAACGTCGCGCTCAACCAGCTCCACAGCGACTGGTACATCCTCTCCTTCGCGGCGAAGTGGGCTGACCTCGACGAGGTCATTTACCACGACCAGCGCCACGAGGAGAAAATCGAGGACGACAGCAAGCTCCTGAAGAAACTCTGGTACCTCCTCGACGCGGCCGACGTCGTCGTGACGCAAAACGGGAAGGCGTTCGACCAGAAAAAGGTGTTCGCGCGCTTCATCCTCCAGGGGTTCCAGCCGCCGTCCTCGTTCAAGCACATCGACACGAAGCAGATCGCGCAGCGGACGTTCGGCTTTTCGTCGAACAAGCTGGAGTACCTGACCGCGAAGCTGTGCAAGCGCTTCCGCAAGTCGAAGCACAAGCGCTATCCCGGCTTCGAGCTGTGGCTCGGTTGCCTCGCCGGCAAGGCTACGGCGTGGCAGGAGATGGAGAAATACAACAAGGCCGACGTGCTCGCGCTCGAGGAGCTGTGGGAAAAACTCCGTCCGTGGAACAACGGCGGCGTCAACCTGAACCTGTTCCACGACGAAGCGGAGTACGTCTGCCCCTGCGGCTCGAAGCTGCTCAAGCGCCAGGGCTTCGCATACACGGCCGCCGGCAAATACCAGCGTTACCGCTGCAAGGTGTGCGGGGCGGAGAGCCGCGACCGCAAGAACCTATTTGGAAAAGACAAGATCGCCAACCTGCACGTGGACATAAAGAGATGAGGGTACCTGTCGTCATCCCCGTCGCCGGCAAAAAGGTCCGCCTCCTGTACAAGGAGGTTCTCGAGGACAACGCCTACGCGCTGGTGGCAGCCGACCGCCTCACGATCGACGTTTCGAAGACGCGGAATATTTCACCCACGGACGTCTGGCGATCGATCCTGCACGAGCTTGCACATGTAGCGCTCGACTTCTCGGGGCACTGCAAATGGCTCAAGGAGCCGCAGGAGGAGGCCATCGTGCACTCCTTCGAGGTCATGCTCGGACCGATCCTGGTGCTCGCGCCTGTAAAGGGAATCCGCTGGCGCGAAGTCAGGTTTCCGTTCGAGGAGTAATCACCGAGCACTCACAAAGGCACCGAACCCCACCTCGTTGCCACCCGACTTCTCAATGGCGCCCAGCAGCACGAGAATGGGCGCCTCGGGCGTCGCGTGATATCGCGTCTTGTCACGCATCCAAACGGATGGAAAGTACAAGGGCGTGCCATCGTCCTTCATTCGCAGAACAGTCATTTTAACGGACTCTACGTCATGGCGATGTACCCAAGAGATCCCGACCGGATCCGATAGGGTCAGGATTTTGTACATTCCTGTTTCTTGGACGTACGAATCATACCGCTTTGCCTCTGATTCCAGTTGATCAGGATCGAATGGAGACATAGTCGTTTTTCCCCGTGAAAAGGGTCGAGAATCTGCATGACGGTCGCGAAATCGGGTTTATAACATGGCCGCTCAAGTAAATCACTTATCCACAGGCTCCCGCGCTCGCTAGCGGCACTATGCTCGGACCATGGACCCCCGCGCGCCCCGCACCTGGCTCGAGAGCACCGGCCACCTCGTCACCTTCGAGAGAGGCGACCACACGGCGATTGGCGTCCTGCGCCCCGAGCACGCGCGGAATAGCGCCGGCGTCCCCTTCCCCACGCAGGAATCCGGCGTCGTCGCGGCGACGCTCCACACGCTGCGCAGCTCGATTGCGCAGGCGCAGGTCAACGCCCTAGTGCAGTGGCGGCACCGCGGTCGCCTTCGGGGAATCGGCCGCGGCATCGTGCTTCTCGTGCCGCGGGAAGCCACCGAACTCGACTATCTCCACGTCCGGCGTGACGTGCAGCTCGTCGTCGCTTGGCCGCCGGTTCAGTATTACCCGCGGGGGGCTACGCCGCTCGTACAGCCAGGCGCTGGTGACCATGCCCAGAACGAAGGCGAGCGCCAGGAGCAGGACCGACGACAACGTGAGGGCGAACAGGGCTTGCTCCCCGAGCGTGACGGCGGGTAGGGTCACGCCTCGCTCGCCTTTACGCCTGAACCGGCCTGATCGGCGAGCGGCTCGGCCGGCTCCGGCTGCGGGCGGCAAAGCGCGCAGCGCGCGCGGAGCGGGCACAGCTCGCCCGGGCAGCGCGCGGTCATACGTCGCCCCAGTCGATATCGAAGTCCGTCGTGCAGTCGGAGCACGTCATCACGGTTGCAAGCTCGGGCCGCCGCAGAATGCGCATCTCCTCTCGGCCGCAGTTCGGGCAGTCCACGAAGTAGATCGGGTACGCGTTTGCTCGCGGCCGCTCCTCCTCCCTCACCGCCGCCTCCGTTTCCGCCGCTGCCACTTCTCGATGGCGCCGGCGATCTGCGGCGCGCCGCACGCTATAAGGACGGTCGCCGCCGTCAGCCAGAACATCGACTCCGCCACCGGCTTGTCCCTCGCCTCTGCGTTCACACGCCGCAGCGCCATGAAATGATCCGACAAATCAACCAACGTCCCCATGCGTCACCTCCGGCGGCGCTTGTACCGCCGCGGGCGCCGCGCGCGCCACGGACCTCTGCTTCCAAGCCTTGTGCGACGCGCCGCGGCACGTCACGCACACGCGCGTGCCCTGCGGCAGCACATAAAGGTTCGCGCCTTCGAGGACATGGCCGAAGCGGCAGCGCGTGCGCCGCAGGTGCTCCCGCGAGCCGACGGGCTGTTCGGCGACCGATGCAAGCGACATCTGCATGTCCGTGGCGGACATCTTCTCAAGCCGAAGCCACGAGACCCCTGCCTTCCGCCACAGGTAGACCGTCAGGCCATGCGGCGCCAGCTCCACGCGGGCGCGGCACACGGCCTGGTGGGCAGCCCTCAACGCCGCGCGGCGAAGCCGTTCCCCCTCCGGCAACGGACGCTCGCGAAGCCATTCGGAAAGCTCCGCCATCGAGGCCATCGAGACGACCTGGAGGAGCGAGACAATGCGGTGGGTCTGGCGACGCATCAGAAAGCGGCCCGCCGAGGGCGACGGGCCGCAACGAACCTCCCAGCACCATGCTGGTGAGACGGATAGCTGATCATGCGTCGTACCTCTCGAGGCCGAGTGCCGCGCGAAGCTCCGGCGGGCAGACCCGCCGCAACTCCTCGATATCGTCGTCGTCCGGCGCCTCGTCAAACTCGCCTGCGATGACGCGCTCCGATAGCAACCGTAGGGCGTCGCGCGCCTGGCGCGGCGTCCGCGGCAGCGACGCCGCCTCACGGAGCTTCCGCACGGCTTCGACCTTGCCGCACGCGTACCGCCGATTCTTGAAATCGTGGTACTCGCCGGCCTCGGCCTCGCCTAGGATGAAGGCGATCTCCGGCGTCTGCGGCAGCGCGCGCAGCTCGGCGGCGAGGTCGACCGTGGTGCTCTTGCCTCGCACGTCAGTAGTCCTCAACGCCGCAGGTCGCGGCCGTGCAGCGGTAGAAGACCTCATCGACCTCGGGGCTCTTGGCGCTCACGCGGCGGACGGGCGCGCCGCAGACGCGGCAGAACTTACCCTCGACAGCGGGCCCGACGTGGTAGCGGGCGCCTGGAATGAGAATCGAGTCGCTCAATTTCTGGCCCCCCAGTGCACCCGCGCGTGGCAGGGCCGGCAGAGGAAGCGCACCTGCAGCGCCTTCCCGTAGTCGTCATGATGTCCGACGAGCCGCCCGCGATCGCCGCAGATCTCGCACGCCGCGGGCACCGGGATGCAACCCCACTTCAGCGCGCGGCGGTACGCTTTCGTCGCCGAGCGGCGTAGCTCCGGGTGGTCGGCTTGCTGGAAGGCGGTCATGGCGGCGCCTTGCTTGCAAGTGCAATGAGCAGCGCGTCCGAATAGCGGACGGCGCGTTCGGCGGTTGAGCGAGAATCTGGATAACTTGCCTCGCTAGCGAGGAGTCCGCTTAGCGCCTGCCCCGCGAAGTACTCGCGTCGCGACATACCCGGATGCCAAATGATCTCCGTGTCCGCCCTGATCACCATAGGGAAAGCCAAGTCGCGTGCGTCTAATAATTCCCGAGTTGTCACGCCCCCACCTCCGATCTCTCCCGCGCCGCGTCCCGCATAGCATCCCGCTTCGCGCGCCGAATTGCGTCGTGCGCCTCGTCTTTGATCCGCTCGCGCTCGTCGTGGCTGATGCCCGGGACCTCCCAGTGCAGGCGCTCCAGCTCGCCCTGCAGGCGCGCCGCGAGCGCGTTGAAGTAGCGTGCGGACTCGGTCATTGCGCGGCGGTCTCCGTGGCCTTTTTCACCGCGTTTGTCAGCATTGTCGTCGCCGCTCGGAGCTTGACGGCGTTCATCGACGTATTCACTTCGACAAATCGCCCTTTCAAAACATCGTCGACCACCAGGTTCACGAGCCGCGCCGCAGCGACGGCGTCCTCGAACGCGCGCTGGGCAGCTTCCAGGTCCGAGGCTTGCGCCCTCTTCTCGTGTTGCATTGCCGGCGCGCCCTCCTTGCCGGCAGCCTCCTGCTCGCGAAGAATCTTCTTCGGGTCGGCAACATCCTCGAACCAGTCGCTCTTTTCGCTCATCCCGTCCTTCAAGGACGCGTAGATCTTGCGGAGGCTCAGGTAGTCGACGTGCGACATCGCGTCGAGGCGCTTCCCGAGCCGGCGCTCGATGTCGTCTTGCGTCACGCCTAGATCCGCGAACGCCTTGGCGACATTTGCGCGCTTTTTCTCGATCTCCCCCTGCGACGTCAACGTCCGTTCGCACCGAGCAATCGCCGCTTCCACCACGTCACCGGGGATCACTGCCAGGACGCAGTTCCGCACGCGCCGGCTCGCCTGGTTGGCGACAAGCTCGTAAACGTCTCGCGCATTCGTGAGCGTGTACGATCCCTTCTTCGTGTCGCGGACGTGCTGAACCTTGAACGAGATGGCCCGCCGCGTGTTCGTCTCGACGTCCCAACAATAGGCGATGACTTCGCTCGCGCCGGTGACCTGCTCGACTTCGGCGAACCCAAACTGGATATTGCCCCAGGCCTGCGCGATCGTCTCGGCAAGGCGGATCGAAGGCCCCGTGACCTCCTGTCCGCCGCGCGTGTAGCTATACATCGCCTGTTCGGCAAGCGAGACGCGGTCGCACGCCTGCATAATCCTGTCGAATGCCAGCTTCTGGTCGCGAGGGAAGCGCTTGGCAGCAACGATTGCAGCTTGAACTTCTTGCGCCTCGCGAGCAACCACAGCTGCCCCTGAAGGAGCATGACTCTCGGAGCGCACGAGGCTTTCAAACACCGGGGAAGCGTGTGTCATCTCCGTGCTCATTTTTTCACCGCTGGCTTATCGCGATCATCGAAATGCAGTCGCGCCTTGTACTGCAAGGTCGCGAACGAAAACTCGGCCTTCGCTTGGAGCGCAGCCTTCACCGCCGCGGCGTCCCAAACGTACGATGTGGGCACCTCGACGACGTACTTCGACAGGGACATCGCGTCCTCCGCCGTAGGCTCCCGCAGCACAACCAGCGCCGGATTGCTCGCGTATCGGATCTCGACAACGCGTTCGTGCCCCGGCAAGCGATCGAAACCGTAGGCCTGCATCATCGTCTGCACGTACAATTCCAGGCGCTCTGCGCGTCGCCGCGCGCTTTGGGCGCGTTTCTGAAGCCGACTCGCTCGAGCTTGCATCCGTGCCGCGTAATCCTCGAATTCAGTGACAACAAAGTCGATCCCGTCGACTTTCTCACGCAAGAGCGCTAGGACACGCTCGCGCTCCTCGACTGAGACAGGCTCCGCCGGGGCGCGAATGCCCAGGATCACCTCGGGATCGAACCGCGACTCGTCGGCATCTGCGAGACGCTCCATGCGCGACAGCTCGCTGAGCAAGTCACCCAACGTGTACTTGGGTGCCGACTCCGCAAAGCCAAGCGACTCCACAACCTTCAATCCGTCCGCGCTCACGAAAGCTCCTTCTCATTTTGCTCCTGACGCCGCCGCGCGCGGTCGTCATCGTGTTCAAGCTCGCGTGTGCGCTCGCACTCGCTCCACGCGCGCCGCAGGTCACAGCGCTGCGCGTGGAGCCAAGGCTCATATGCCGGGACCACGTTCTCGAGGTCGCACGTGCATGAGGGCAGCGGCCTCATAGGGCCGATTCCCCGGCAAATCTTTGCACAGGGAAGATTCCCCATGCGTGCGCGGCGTAACTGTCGAGATGCGTGGTCATATGTTTCTGTTTAGTGGAGACGAAATGCTAGAATCTGAGTTGATCGTGCGTCTTAGACCGCGGTAGAAACGGCGCCGGAAACCCACCGCTCAAAGTTGATTCCCGACGCCGTTGGAACACACGCACAATGCGTGGAATCCACAAATCGTCGCGCCTGCCAGCGCTTGCCCCTTCCGCTGCTTTCCTGCCCCCAGCGCACTTGCCCATGCTGCCGAGACACGTATCCGTAACGAGGGGACGTTTAACGCGTTGTATAAATAAATTCAAACGGATAATTTCATTATCCAAAAGGTCAAAGAATCCGCATGACTAGCCGATCCGCAGCCTGTAGACCCGCAGCGGGCATAGCGTGGACTGACGAATTGGCTGACTCGCACGACATTTTCGTGCGGAACCTCAGAATCCTGATGGGCAAGCAGGGTATGACGGCCGCCGAACTCGCTCGCCGACTGGGGCTAAAGACCAGGGGCGCTGTTAGCCATTGGCTCAACGGATTGAGCGGCCCCGACCTGCGCACGCTCGGTCGCATCGCCGAGATTTTCGACGTCCCTGTCGCCGAACTCTTCGTCGAGGAGGACGCCACTACACCTCCCCCGCGTCCGCCGGTGGATCGGGTAGAGGACGCCGTTAAGGCCCTGGTCGAGACGCTCGGTTACGAAGGCACCGTCCGGATTTCCCGCCGAAAGCGGTAACGGCGATTTAAGCTCAAAGCCGCGCGCGCGGTGGCCGACAGAAGCGACGAACCTGATTTCGGGAGGGGTCGCGTGCGCACTTTTTTCCTCATTTTCGCCTCTTGTTTGACCGGATGCCTTCACCTGTCAGAAATCGACAACGACCCGCGCGAAGTCTGTGCCCGAACCGGCGAAGCGTACGAAGGCTTTACCGTGACGGGCCGCAACAAGAACGCTGAGGACGTCGGCCACATTCGTTGCAAGCGCGTCGAGACGGCCCAGGACAAATGCGAGCTCGCCGCGCAGGCGAAAATTAGTGCCGCAGCCCGAGCCCATGACGACAACTTCCGAGCGAAGTACGTCGCCGTCGGCGTGGGATACGCGCTCTACGTGGTGCCCGGAGTCGTGATGAAAATGATGTGGGATGACGAGAACACGCAGTCGTTGCGGGACGTGTCGAAACTCCGCACCGACGAGCTGACTCAATGCACGAAGGAGTTGGGCTCGCCGGCGACTGCACACTGACTTGACGGCGCACGCGACGTCGCGTAAATCTCCGCGCAGCCAATTCCGTTGTTTCCCTGCTTCCCCTTCTTGCCCGGAGGGGGAGCAACCATCAGACCTCAATTCCACACGTCAGCGACCGCTGAGCGGCCTCCGCTCGTCCAAAAGGCGCCCCCCCTCTCCCTTCCCTTCCTGCGGTCGTCGCCAAGAGCGCCGCGTTACGCGCGCGGCCAGGACCGACATCTTTGTCTCAACCGATTGTGGTTTAGTCGCGCCTTTTGCCAAACAGCTCGCGCCCTTCCCCCGCAGCTAAACAGCGCAGCGTTACTAAACACTCAATCGTTACGCCTATTTGCGTCTTGCCTGTGGAACCAGCGTCGCGTAGAAATCGCGGCGCCACAAGGTTTCCAAAAGCGCACGTTTCTCCCCTATCGATTACAGCCGCCTCGCGCGCGCTGCGTCGAAGAGCTCCCTCGGCCCCACCAAGGTGCGCTGAACTCGAAACCGTGTGGCAACGCTACGAGCCTGCCCTCGACGGTCGAGGGAGCTCCCTCTTTTGCGCCCCGTGTCCCGGATGCCTTCGCGCATGCCGGCTTGGCGGAGCATTGCCGACGAAAGGAAGCAACATTCGGTGAACGTTGAGCACCAACGACAACCGCGAATCGTGACGACTGCGCCGTCGCAGCCCAAGTGCTCATGCTGCGGTCAGAACGAGGCCGCCGGCGTGAGCCTGCACTCTGATCTAGTGACCACGCGCCGGATGCAGCGAAACGGCACGCACCCGCAGCCGCTACGCGCGGTGCTGTGTAGCGAATGTATCGATATCCGCAACGATTTCGTGCGCCGCGGAGGGACCCTATGAGGGCATTGCTACGCGACGGGGTTTTTGCCCGCGCCGAGATAATCGATGCCGAACTCGGATGGCCCCGAGGGCTCGCCATCGGACGCCTCGCGTGTCTCTACGCCAAGGCGCAGGAAAACCGTGGCAAGAGCGTTGCAAAGCGTCGCCTCATCCTCGAGTGGGCATGCGTAGAGGAGCGTGACGGGCAGCAGTTCCTCGCGCTGTGCTGCCAACGGCGAGCGAACGACGACGACGACGACGAGTCCGACCACATTCACATCTTGGAGGACCGGGGCGACGGCAGCTATTATATCGTTGGTAACCCCACAGAACTCGAACGCATCGAGACCTTCAAGCAGCGAGCCAGCAGGGCTGGCAAAGCGAGCGGGAAGGTCCGCGCCGCGAAGCGCGACGAACGCATCGCGGCCCAGGCAGCGGCGCCGTTCGTCGCGGGGGACGAGGACGTCCGCGACCAGGAGAACGAACTCCAAGCTGAACTCCAAGCTCAACCTGGAGCGAACTCGGAGCGAGCTTCAAGCGCAACTCCAAACGAACCCTCTTCCTGTTCCTTTACCTATTCCTCTGCCTTAACCGTTCTCCCCCCTAAGCCCCCCCGCGGCGACTGGCCGATAGGAGACGGCGGCCCTTCACAGGCAGCGGAGGAGCAGCTCAGCCCCCGCAACGCCCGAGCCGCGCTCAAGCGCGCCGCGAGCCTCCTCGCGGCGAGGGCGGCTGCAGCTCGAATCAGAGGCGCGGACGAAGCCGGCGCGAAGGCCG